CTTTTAACATTTATACAACTCCAGCATCCCCGCCACCGACAAACGACGGCATGGGTCCGGCCTCTACAGCGATACAGAGAGTATCGAAGGCATCAGAGCCGTCAGTGCGGCTCTCAAGCGGCGACTCCTCCGTTTCCGGTCCTTTCTCCTCAGACTTATCCTTGTTGTTGGATCCATTGACAGACATGGCTCCGTCGATACTGTTGAGCAAATCCGGGTTATTCTCCTCATTGAAGAGAATCTGATATTTGGTATCAGCACCCCGGAACATACGGTTGATCAGGCTCTGCTTGACAGGATGACGCCACGGAGAACCGATATACACCTCCTGCACGACCCACCCATGCTTGATGAAGCAGTATTTGATTGTGTCGGCAAATCCCTCGGCACTCCGGCCATAGTCGTTGCCGACAAAGGTGGCATCGTATGCGAAAACCACCTCTTTCTTTTTGAAGCTTTCGTAATATGTACAGAAGTCATCGACCAGTTCGGGGAGTCGGCGTTCGTACTTGACAAAGAACGACTTGACCACGCGCAGCTTCATGTCCTTGCCGGGCTGTCCCACCACCATCCAGTTGATGTTAGCATTGGCATCGAATGCCACCCATAGCGGAGCCGTCCAGTCCAGGTCGCCGTCAAAGCGGCAGTCAACGTGTCGGAGCTTCTCCATGTTGAAGCCAATGGAATCAATGTAAGAGTTGTTAGCAGCCTGATAAAGGTTGGCATCAGACTTTGCGTTGTAGAAGCTATCTTCAGAGTGCTCGACGCGCTTGCAGAGGATGGTAGTGCGGAAGGTGGCAGGCGGCATGTCGCGCTTACACTGACGTATGAAGTCCTCACCGAGGATCTCCAGGTTCTCGATAGATGAGAACTCCTTGTAGAGCAGCGTGTCGGCCCGCAGCTGGTTGATGACCTTTGAAAGACGTCTCAGCCGGAATGCAGTCTGCGCGTCCGGCTTCTTCCCCTCACTGATCATGTCATTGACCTGCCTGCGCAGCTCCGCATACGAGGCCAGTAAGCCTTCAAGCAGCTGCACCTTTGCAGGATCACATTTCTCACGGTCATTGAGGAACCACGAGCCCTTCTTGGTCGTTGGCATATCAGAGAACTTAGCGATGCCGTGATGAAAATAGAGATGACCGAATACATTGTTATTACCACGATTGGCAGGAAGCGTCTCATCCTTGAACTGTTCGAAGTTGACAAACTTAGCCTCGTCGATGAGCAGGAAGTCGAACGATTTTGAGTTTGACGTGCCCTTCCTGTCCTGGCTGATGATGGTGGCTATGGAACCATTCCAGAAGCTCAATGTATTCTCCCAGTTCATCGGTGCGATGATAGGCTCTTCCCATCCCCACGCCTTTGCAGGCTTTTTGCCCCAGGTGTAGTGTACATCAGGCACGAAGCCCCAGCGTCGGAGATGCTCATCCCACGACGGGATGATATTCGTAAAAAGTCTCTTTGAGTTAGGTCCTACGAGTCCTGTGTTGCTGCCGGGCATCTGCTCGAAATTACGACGCAGGAGCGAGGCACATATCAGTCCCTTGCCAAATCCACGGCCAGCCACACAGGTGATATCTTTGGTATTCATTGCGAGGACATAGGCCTGCCCCCTGTTGAGATACTGCTGCTGCTCACTCTGCATCCTTCACCTCCAGTTTCTTAGTTTTATCGTCCGGTACATTATTGGTCGATACCTCGATAACCTCGGCATCAGCTTCGATATCCTCGTAATTAGAACCGCTGTATTTTTTGACGAGTTTGTCGATGACACTGGCCACGTTGGGGATAGGCTTGAATCCAAGCACGGTCGGATCGAAGGTGAAGGTAATCTTAGGAATCTCATCATACCTCGCATCCTTCTCATCGTTTTTGTCGAGCTGATTGTACTTGCCATAGACATTGATCAGCTTGGCCATGGCTGCAGCATCCTCTTTCTTTACGGCAATGCTGTATCCCTCCATGATCATGTTGTTGAGCCGCCACCGGTGCCATTCTTTTGTGCACTTCTCCAGCGTGCCCACGAGGGCATGAAGAATCTCCAGATCGCTGTAGGCTGTGCGCCGCGTGACCTCACCTCCATTTCCCAGCTTAGCGGAGTTATACACGATATAGTCTACATACTCACGGTCTTTCTTCAGCGGATTGCGGAGCATGTAGGCATGTATGTCCCGAAGCCGCAGTATGCGGTCGATGACCGACTGCTGCAGTTTCTTGGCTTTCAGTTCCTGCTCTGACAACATCATGTTGTCAGCATAGATGTCAATATCGTTTCTCATTCAATACTGTTCTTAGCCTGCCGCAGCCACTCGTTGGCAGCATCTACGGCTGTCGGCGAGCCGACCATGGCCAGTCTCATGGTCTGCTCATGCAGATCCTTGGCCTTGCGGGCGAGACATTTGCGGTAGATTTTCCCCCATCGGGAATAAGGGTTGTGGAACTCCGCCACAGTTTGCTCATCAAACTCCAAAAGGCTCCCAATCTGTTCCGGTGTCAGGAGAAGCATCGCAAGATGTTCCACTTTTGTCTCCATCTCCTCCGTGTCGAGGAGCTGTGCCCCCGATATGATGGTGCCCGTAAAGTAATCTTTCAAATCCTTCGGTTTCATCGTTGTCGTTGATAATGAATTCTACAGAATTTCTCCCCGCGAGCTCGACAAACTGTCGCATGATAACATCGAAGACTCCAGAGTCGGTAGTGATAATCGAGCTCTCCGCCCTGTCGCCGTAGGTCTGGTTCTGCGAGGTGACCACAGCCACCTGCCAACACTCGTTTTTAACGAGCACTATCTTGGAATGGTTTTGCCCGAAGAAGACATGGTCGAAGGCCATCTTCATCTCACCCACCAGTTTCAAGGTCTTCTTGACAGCTCTTTGATCGAGCAGTACCATGGAGCGTCCTATCGTCCCCTTCATCTTCATGAGCATAAAGCCATTGAGGAATGCTTCCGAGGTAGAGTAGGAGGACACCCACACGTCAGCCTTTCCGGTCTGCGACAATATCCAGTGGAGCAGTCCGAGCGTATGCAGGCCGTTGCCGAGATAAGCCTGTATGGGATTCCCGGCCAACGGTTTCAGCATCTCATCAATCGGCCGTCCCTTGCTCATTGCCTTCCGGGATGGTTACGCCGGCGGCTTTCAACTTCTCAATGGTCTCCGGCTTGATGTTGGCCTTGTTCTCGACGAGTGTATTGACGGCAGCCTGCAATTTGTCGACATCCTTGTCAGCGAGCTCCTCTTTTGTCAGTGTACGGCTGATGCAGGTGCGTGCTGCTCCCACTTCCTTGACGATACGCTGCGCCTTCTCCTCCGGCGTCTCGGGATGATCCGGCACTTTATAGTCATCATATTGCTTGTAGGCGTTGCGCAGTGCGTTGTCGGTTTGCCGCAAGGTATAGCAGAGTTCATATCCGTCGCATTTCTGATAGTCAGGCTTTGCCACCATCAATGCCAGCTGGCTATGCAGCTCCCGCATCTTCTGCCAACGCTTTGCGTTTTCGTCCCACAGAGCTTTGATATTGTCAGGCAGAGAGTCATGGTCGGCACGCTTGCCACGCACAGAGACGATGGCAGGATTGTCCGAAGTGTCCACGCTCTCGATACCCTCCGGCTTTTGCTGCAGATCCTCGACGACCACCTTCTCCGTCTCATCGATGTATTGTCCGACTTCGGCATTCGTGATGCCGTCCATGCGGATTCTGTAGAACTTCTGCAAGTCAGCACGCACCCATGGCAGCAAAGACTGCGGGCGCTGACAAGCAGAGTTATAGACGCCACGCTCACGTCCCGGATCAAGCTGCAACAGCATCTCAGCAGCATCGATAATCTCTTTGTCCGATGGCTTTTCCTTTTTCAGGAAGGCACCCATCTTCATGGTCAAGTTGTTGTCCATATCTTTTCTTTTATTCAGTTAATAAAAAATGGCCGTGGCATCACTGCCGCGGCCACCCCAATACACTTTCTATCTAAATTATTATGGAAAAAGAAATCCTGTCAGTTATTCTTTTACGCAGCAGGCACGGCTTCCTCCTCTCCAGTGGCGCAGTTGAGCTTGGTGTCCTTGGAAAGGAGCAGGTCTCCCTCATAGTATGGAGCCGGGCAATCGTCGTAGACCTGAATGGCAACAGTACAGGTCTTAGCGCCTGTGATCTCCGTACCGAGGTCACCACTTGGCTTGCTGTCTGTGGCATAGATGTCCTTGTTACCGAGCACATGGAAACCACCGTCTTTCTCCTGAACGACATACACAAGGTCATCGTTCTTGCACTGACGCTGGAATCCGATGATCTCCTTAGAAGGTCCTACCATGACCAACGTAGCTTGGTTGTTGACGATCTGAGATCCGACCTCACCGGCAGTCTCCCATGTCACGCCTGAGGAGTTGTCCTTCAAGTCGAAGTGTCTCCAATAAGCTTCGGCTTTCAGCGTGAAGTTGCCGACATACGTAGCGAGGTCTCCCATCTTCTTTGCTTCCTCGCTACCTACATCCGGAAGTTTCGGCCAATTGGCGATGTCACTCTTCGGAATAAAGTACACGCGCCGCTTGATTCCTGCGATGACCTTCTTACCGGGGCAAGCATCGATGGATTCGTACATTTTATTTACTGTGCAATCACTCATTTTTGGAAATTGTCTATAGTGTTATTATTGAACGGTGGCTGAGCGTGTCAGCCACCGTGATCGTTTATGCGCCGGTACCAGCAGCAGCCTTGGCCACACGGGCGGTAAGGAATGCCTGCTTGGAGAAGGTACGCACCTGAGCGCCGTAGACTCCGGCATACTCGAAGGTCAGTCTCCATGACTTATACTTGGCGATGTTGACCTGATTCTCCTGAGCGTTGATGTCGGTACCGAGAAGGAAGTTCTCTTTCTTGGTGACCTTGATCAGGTTGGAACCAGCCATGTTATCGAGGACGGCAAACTTGCACTTGCCGCGTGAGCCCTCCAACGTATCCTTGTCAAAAGATGTGTTGTAAGGCACGTTGCCATGGCGGGTCTGATAGTCGTCGACGTAGAAGTCATAGATCTCAGGCGGCAGATACATGAAGGCGCCGTTGGCCTTGATGGACGGGTCTGCAGCGCGCCAGATCTTCTTCAGCGTGTCAACGGCATTGGTCTCGTTGATGGCAGCCACCTCAAGGAGGTTGCCATTTTCTACGGAGATGTCACCGGACGTGATACCCGCGAGGATGATGGTATCAAAGCCGTCGAAGAGATCCTTTGTCGTCTTGCCCTTGGGGTCGCGTTTGCCAAACCAAATGGCGTCTCGGTCGAGGTGCTGTCCAATCTTGGCTGATAGCATGGTGGCTACCTTGCGTGCGATGGTGTTGGCGGTCATGGCCTGACCGAGGGCGATGCTCTGTCCATAGATGCTGTGGAAGTAAGGCATCGGGTTGAAGTTCTTTGCGCAGTTGCCGGGATATACGACGAGCGTACGGCCTACGATCTTGGAGTTGTCGTCGTCCTCGTTACTGTCGCTCCATGGCGCAAGTTGAGCATCACCGTCGAGCTCGCCCCATGTCAGCTGGTTGCGGACACCGGGAACGATGGTGATGTATTGCGCAGTGCCTGACTGCTGCATCGTTACGATGGGCATCTGGATGAGTTCAGACTGAAACTGCTGACAGCTCTCTTCCAGAAGCTCAGGGGTGATTTTAGACACCATTTCGTCAGGTGTCATTGTAGTGATTTTAGCCATTTACAAAAAAATAGTCTATGATGTTATTCATTAGAGGAGGTCCTTGACATCATCGAGAAGCTCCTTGGCATTCTTCGGCGTGTCACCATCCTCTACCTTAGCATGGGCCTTCGATGAGTCGCCCTGCTCATTCTTGTAAGCGTCGAACTCTGTCTGCAGTGCAGCCAGTTTGTCCTCTGCCGCTTTTTTGTCTTTCTCTGCCTGCGCCTTGGCATCATTGGCAGCCGTTAGTGCAGTCTTGGCTTCGTCACGTTCCTTAGTAAGGCTGGCGATGGATGTGTCTTTGGCCTTCAGTCCGTCCTCAACCTTCTGAAGCTGTGCATCGGTAAGTGTCACCTTACCGTCATCTGCAGCCTCCA